ATTCTGGAACATAATAGTCTTTTCTAACATTTGTTCCATCATATCTTCCAAATTGGTGTAGTTAACATCTCCCGCAATAGTCGATGGATAATAAGCTACTATATTGAAGTTTTCTAAGCACTTCTCATTTAATACGTCCGCCTCTGCACTATACCAATGAGCTATATATTCATGTATTAGCCGACTAGCTGTCTGGCATACAAAAGTAACTCCTAATACAGATACAGTCGCGTCCCAATATCTATTCATGTCGAAAAACTTACCATTTAATTCATGAATAGCTTCTATCGTCTCTTTGTGAACGTTCACTCTGCATCACCTTCCAATTCAATTTGATTAATTAACACAGTATCCCCTAATCTCTTGAGAATAATAGTAGCTTTTTCAGCCAGAGCTAAAATGTCATCAAATTTATCTAAGTCATCCTCATCTACCAACATATATGTTAAATCATTCGTAATCGATAGCATGTCAGTATATGACAAAGCCAACATTTGCTCGTTAGTCATTGTATCATTAATCCTTTCATCCTTAATCATCATGTCCTCTTTCCTGTTCCACGCTTATCGTAATCCCTTGAGTCCGTAGCTACCCTTCTTTTCCTAGGTCGCCCACCTTGTGAATTAACCGTACTGCTTGCAGTATGAATTGAAAGCAAAACACCTAACTTTTCAGTAATCGCTCCGTTCTTACCTTCATCTAACGCTTGCTCAAATATATGTGGTGGATATCCATATGCTTGCGCCCATGCACCTTCGTTAAGAACGATACCCCTATCTGCAAGTTCAAGCATCTTATCACGCCTATGCTCTTTATCAAACCAATATTCTAAACCATCAAAATGGAAATAGAATTTATATTTCTTAGTTTTCTTATTAACAAAGAAATTTAAGAAATTAGTAAATTGATAATAAAGCTTTTTAATCTCACCAGCATCTGTTGTAATTTGGGCAATTAATTCAGCTTCTGAACACTTATCAGTGGTGTAAATGACTCTCGTAGCACTCGCTCCCACTGCGGCGGTGTTGAGATTATGATTAGTATACATATTCTCATTATAGTCTTCAAATTGATAAAACTTATTATTCTCAGTAGGCATTGCGCCAACCTTAATATTCTTATTTAATCCACTCTGCACCAAATTAAGTAACTTACCTAAAAGCGTTGGGTCAATCGAAAAATCGTTTTGTTGCTTTGCGTCTTTCTTCATCATCATCTGACCCACTAATATACCATACGCCCCCGCAAAATCTTTATCGTATTGCAATTTTTGAACTTCTGCGTCCAATATCGTATTACGCATCAAATTAGCTAGTGGCGGCACAGTCGCAAATGTACTAGTGTCTGCTTTAAAACACCAAGCTCCTTTGTCTGGAGATGTTTGAGTCCAATAAGACCACGTTCCTACACGTTGTCTAAATTGATTAGAAGGTTCATAACTATTTATGCTTTGCGGATTGAATAAGTCTTCAAAATATTCTCCAAAAATAGGTGCATATAAATCTATATCTACAGTCCCGCTAAGCAAGAACGAAAGGTCAATATCGAATAACACACCATTTTCCCAATATCCTGTTATCTTACAATTCTTCTGCGGAAGCATTTGCAATGCATACTTTTGTGTGCCATTCTTCTTAGGTGTTTCGCGATACCAACAATAATACACCCCGTTTCTTAGTACGTTTTTTACCACATCTCGGAATATATGTTGATAATCAAAATTAAATAAGAATTTATTAACTCTCGCCTTATCTTCTTTAAATTCTTTAGATTTATAATCTGACCCACTTGCATTCTCACATACTGGGTTTAAGTCAAACGATAGTATGTTAGCTTTGTAGTTAGCCACTTTTTCATACATAGTATCGAAATACTCCATGTATTGACAAAATGACCGCAATATATCTTCATTAGCCACAGCATTAGATAAAGCACTAATAAGTTTTCCATATGTAGGGGGGGACGGATTATTGTTTAATTTTTCAAGATTTGAATTCAATATATCTGGGGTATAAACACCGCCACCATACAACCATGGCGCATCACGATATAATGCATCCGCAAATTGTAACACATCCCAAACTTGTTCTCTAGTTAAATATTCTTTTTTATCGTTTCTATTCGCCAATCATTACCCCTCCTTTCTCTTAATGTACACGTCCCCACAATTGCCATTGCGATATGTCGCTATAGTCATTTGTGGTTTTGTTTTTTATCATTTCTAATTCCTTGAGATGGAAGAAATAATTGGCATATTCGCACGCAACAATTCTATCCCTCTTATTGCGTCCAGCGACAACTAAAGCAACAAAGCCTTTTTTAATTACTTGTTGCAATTTAATTGCTTCATCAATTATCATTATATCAAGTTGAACATGTCCTAGTAATTTCCTCATCTTCATATTTGAACTTAATGTATTATATACACCTTCTTCTATTAACGATTCTTTAGCTGTCATTTCATCTACAGGAAATCTAATCGTATGATTCTGCAACGCTGACTTCATAGCAAGATGGTAGTTATTATTTCTTTCATCTGTACCTATAACTGGAATAACAGCATGCGATGCATTTGGGTCTACGGTTCTCGACCGTAAATTATCGACCTTAGATTTATCACAGAAAAATGACAACACAATATCATCATCATATATACCTAAGCCACTAAATTGTAATCCCAATTCTTCATGATAGTAAGGCTTAGATAATTCTTGCCAACGGTCTTCCCCGCCATTCCTGAGGTCTACCAACGCTACATCTACATCATAATAAAAGAAAAGCTCTCTGATACGCTTAAGTGTCTCGTCCTTTTGCCCACCAGAATATGTTTCCATATATTCACAATTTCTAAATATACGACTTTCGTTTTCATTAGGATACCCACTCATACATCCTATAACTGTGTTATCCGCCGTAGTTTTAGAATTAACAGTATCCGTAAAAGCAAAATCTATGTATAATGCCCTTGTTTCATCATCTCTTTTTTCTCTAAACCATGGAAATTCACCGCGTCCATATTCTGTTATATACTCTTCCGTAGTTGGTGGTACGAAAGTATGTTCTATAAGTCTGTTACTATCAAACATCTGCAACGTGTAAAAACTACCTTCAATTTCTCCTTGAGGTTCATTAAGATACTCCATACGAATTTCGATGTCGCTAGACTCCGCTTTCGCAATATCATAATCTTCTTCCGTCATAAATTTATGATATATCGCAGTGAACACATCGCCCGCAAATATATTATAAACCAACCTCGTACTGCCAAAGAAATTGTTAACACAGACCTTCCAAGCGTTCCAAAACCATTCATGTTTATATCTTGTAGATGTTAAATAAATAATCTGCGCCCTTTCTACCAACCTAGAATCTTTCTCGTATTCTGGAAGGAGCCTGTATGCTGGCACTCTAGCGTGCCTCATAGGTAAGAATACTGAATCGACCATAGATTTTTTAAGTAATCTACATTCTTCAAATATCAATGTATTCGCTCTTTCACCACGAGAAGAATCAGTTTCAGGCAAGATTAAAATCCAAGAACCATTAAATGTAAAATCAACTCTTATTTCTTCTTGGTCATATTTAAATTTTATCAAACCTTGCTCTTTCATCCACTTTAGCTTTGGAGAAAACCTATCACATAATTCATCTTCCATTTTATTCTTAACCATTTTTTTAGCAGTTTTAATTGTAGTAGCGGTTAATACAACTTCAGAATGTGGATAGAGCAGACATTTTATGAAGCCACCAAGAGCGGCAAGAAATGTCTTAGACAAACCACGCCCACACATCATATAGAATACATTACTGACTCCCATAAGATATATCATTATCTCTTGAAACGGTTTTAAATTAATACCTAATTCATGTTTGGCATATATATTCCAATTTCTTCTATAAAAAGTACACCAATTACGTATCTGTCGCCTACGTTCTTCCTTCGTGAGCTTCCGTTTGCGTTTTGTGCGCTTCTTTTTTTCCATTATTAATTCTTCTAACGTCATTACGAATCAACCCCTTCTTCGGTATATTCCGCAATTTCGTCTTTGGTATTCTGAAGAGAATATTCTGTAGAACCCAATAACAAATTATATAATGGTCTTTTGATA